TCTCTGTATTTTCTAAATGCTCTTGAGTCTAATGCCAAGAATTCATTGTCTACAAAGTTATCAATTGTCTTTTGTTCTGTATCTCCGTCAACTGATTGTATTTGATATTTTAAACGATTTGTTAAACTATTGTCTATGCCAGTTAATTGTTTTGCTTTCTCATAGTCTTTATTGATTTCTGTGATTTTTTTCTCATCTCCGTGAGTCAATAATTTAAAACCAATAACTCTTTTAGAATTAGGTAATTCAAATTCAAAACTATTACCCTTTTCAAACAATTTAACATCTACTTCTCGTGGTTTAAATGTTGATAAATCGATAGTCTGTTCTACTTCTTCATATGTATCAGGGTCTGTAATTGTGCATTTATATTCTTTACCATATCCTAAGATACGAGTTCCAACTAATAATGCATTTTTGTCACCGATTAACATATCGTCCATTTTGATTGTTCTGTCTGCAATAACACTATCTAATAGTTTATCCAAGACTACACCTTGTGTGATAAGGTTTTGGGAAGTTAGAATATCTTCCTCTTTTGCTGTCATATATTTGACATCTATTGTTCCGCTACTTAAAGGACTACCTTTGGGATACAATAATCCCTGTGATGGTAAAGATAGAACTTCAGTAGGAAAACCATACTGATTTTCAGCCATTGTGTTTTACTCCTTGATTATATAAGAATTAATAACTTATTATTTTTTTAAAACTTTTTCTGCACCTGCGATTCCAAAAGAACCTAAAGTGGTGAATAGGAAAGAATTGTATACCACATCATTGATAACTAAATCTTTACCCATAAGTCCAGTAACAACATCTGCAAATGCAAATAATACCATTACTGAAAATGCACCGAAACCAATTATTGATTTCTCGTTGTATTCATTATTGTCTTTAAATATTGCCCACATAATTTTTTCCTTAGAATTGTAAGATTGCGTAATCGTATCTTAGAGTTAGTGCGATTTCAGCTGGTGTGTTTTCTGCATAATTTAAATCACTAAAGTTTGCTTCTGAAATGAATGCTCCTTTTAGTGTCCACTCTTCAACTTTATCTCCACTTGGCCCTAACATATTAAATGTAATGTCTTTTTTATAGAAATCTGAATATCCGTCACGACCTGTTACTGACTCGTGATGTAATCTAACCCACTCCATAACTGCTTGTGCTCCACTTGGAACGATTGGGTCATATAGTGTGCACCCTACGGTACTCCAAGATGTTTTACCTTTTGTATATCTTTTTACATTGATATGGTCAAGTGTAACAACTTCACTACTTACAGTTGGTCTTTCTAATGTTTTAACGAGATACGCTGGTATTCCGTCAATCTCCATAATAAACCTATTGTTCAACTTAGGTTCAAATGGTGTAAAAAATATTTCATTTGGGTCGATAAATTCAGCCACTTTCTTTCTCCTATAAAGACTTCTTTTCTATTACATTAATAAATATAACGAAACTGAAAAAAGTGAATACCAAATATGATATACTTTTAGAAGTTTTTTAGAAGTTTTTAAAAAAAAGCTTGACTTTCTCATTTATTCATTATATATTAGGGTGTAATGATAATAAGAAGAATGTTAGGAAAATATGTGATTGGGAAAGGGATTGTTCCTTTTCTAATTTGTCTTGAAAAACAAATCAAAAGATTGAGATTATTTTTGTTCAATCAACAAATGGATATTTACTATCACTACAAAGATAGGCAAGATACTGAATTCTTAAATCATATTAAAATGCAAATGAATTATTTTAAAAATAATTAAAAAAAGCTTGACTTTTACAAATAGTATTTGTATATTATAGTGTAATGATAATTGATAAAGGAAACAAAATGATTGAAAATAATGAAACAATAACGACTGATACCGAAGGTATTTATATGAGAGATTACCAAGATACTTTGGTAACGAGAGAAATCCCTAACCATTATGGGTATTATAATGATGCTGGTGAGTATGTAGAAAATGGAACTCATACCATTACTCATTATAGATATGCTCATAATCCTATGGAATTGTATGAAGCTAATGCTAACCAACCGGCTGTTAGGTTGGAACAATATGAAGCCCCTTACTTTGAGGCGGCTTGTTATAAAGGTATTCCTATGAGATATAGGTATAATCCTGTGATTAGGAATATGATGAAAACGGGTAGTTTTAGAATTAAGTATCGTGGTGGTAGTAAGCCACAATACGGCTATGTTAGAAGTCAATATAATACATTGGCTGAATACGCTGATACATTTGCTATCTACCCTAAATAATTTCCCTTTGTTCTCATTACACAAAAAACCCCCAATTTCTTGGGGGTTTTTCTTATTCTCTATTAATTAATACTAATTAATCTGAAAATGCTGCACCTGTTCTTTGAACTACGAAGTCCAATACAATGAACTCAGCTGTTCTTGTAGGTTGGATAAAGATTTGACCAACTAATTGGTTTCTATCTATAACATCTGGTGTGTTATTTGATTCGTCCATTACCACTCTAAACGCTGATAATCCACTATTTGATTGAACTTGTTCAAGATATGGATTCACTATATTTAGGAATCTGTTTCTTAAACCTGATGTATTTTGTTCAAACACTAAGAATCTTGAAGTTGATGCGATGAACTTTCTCAAGTTAATCAGCAATCTTCTTACATTTACTCTATCTAATGCACTTGGTTTACCTTGAAGTGTTTTCTGTCCAAAGACTACAACACCTTGACCAGGGAAAGTTGCGATTGGATTTACACGACTTTCGTATAATTCATCTCTTTCCGCATGTGTCAATCTTGTTGCTGCTTCTAATACTTCTGTTAAACCACCACGATTTAGACCAGCTGGCGCGAACCATTCTTGTCCTACTCTATCGTTGTTTGCATAAACACCTGGCAATACTACTGAAGGTGGAACCCAAGTAGGTTTACCTTTAACACTATCGTTGATTTTTACCCAAGGATAGTATGTTGCCACATAGTTTGAATCAATAGCTTTAATATCTGATATAGCATTTTGGATACTTCTATTGTATCTTGAACCATCCATAATAAAGAATGCGTCTGCTCTATCTTCTACTTTATCAATTGCGTGATTTGTTACACTTGGATGATACTCGTGTATAACACCTGGTATTGATAATAGATTGATATCAAATTCATCTGGATTTGAGATAGCGTTAATTGCTCTCTTATATCCTAATGTTCCGTTTGCGGTTGAAGTTGATAAGTCAAACCCTTGTGTGTTGTTTGCTGCGATATTTGTTCCTGTTTTTCTTTCTGTTGCAGGATTTGAACCATCAAATCCGTCTTGGAAAGGAACTTGGAATTTTCTTTGTGCTAACGCTGAATTGGATAAACTAATTTTAGTTACACCATTTGCGTAAGTTGAACCTAATACTGATGCGTCATTACTACCATATGTGTCTTCTAAACTCATAGTAGTATTGTTACCATTTCCTGCACTTGCAGGTAATGGTGCTAAGTATTGTTTGTTGTCCTCATTGTCAAAATCAAATCCGTGATATACATTTCTGTCAAATGTTCCTCTTGAATTTACTTGACTTGATGATGCTGCGATTGATGATGCTTTGAAACTAACTGTTGGGAAAGTCATTGAACCACTTGCAACACTTGATGCTGCTACCGAAGTATTATGTGGTTGAGATACTTTCGCAAATCCCATAGGGACTAATTCCTTAGCTATTCCTGTCAATGCGTCGTAATCACTAATGTATACAAATTTAGATTTGTTTGGATAATCACCATTGTGAGTTAGTTTACCATTTGAATCAATTGTAGTATTTCTATCACCAATTGCTCTTGGTAAGAAGTTTACTGAATCCTCATCAAATGTTAGATTTTGGAAGTTTTCTAAGATTGTTCCGTCATCATTTTGACCTGGATTATTTACAATCACTTGTAAATCAAATGAACCATAATCACTACCCACTACATCATCTGCTCTCTTAACATTTGAAATACCAACTCTGTATTTGGTATTCATATTAGTTCCGTGTGAACGAGTTTTTACTTTAAATAAGTTTGTTCTTGCGGAATTAACTAATTGTGATTGAATTGAAGGTGTTACCGCTTCTTTATAATCAAATGAAAAGTTCTCGTCACTACCACTTGCAAGAGTTACAACTGCTGTTGAAGCTGCTGCATTCTGTGTTGCTAAGAAGTTTGAGTAAACGTGAACTGCTTGATTATTGTCTTGAGCGTCTTCACTAAATACTTTAGTAATGTAGTTAGCTGAACTTGAGTTAAATGATAATGTAAATGACTCATCAGCTACTCCTCCTGTGTTATCACTATTAAATGTTAGGACAAATGAAGATTTGGTTCCTCCGTTTGCAATAGAAGCACTTGTTGCTGCTGCTATTTGTGCGGTAGGTCTTAACCTTGAAGGTTTAAGTGTTGCTGCTACAAGGTGTCCTTGTGCTGAACTACTTACACCTAAAGTTATTGTATCGTTTGCGTATCCTCCAATACCCAATACACGAACGATTGTTACTGCTCCTGCACTACGAAGATATTGCTTCGCTGTGAATGGAACATAAAAGTCTTGTGATTCTTTACCAAAAATTTCTTCAAACTCACCCAAGTTTCTAACGAGTGTTGGAACAAATGCCGGGCCTTCTTCTGTCGGGCCAATTAATGCTGCTCCTATTTCCTCAATTCCTTGTGGTAAGAAAGATAAATCCTTTTCGTTGGTAAATACACCTGGACTTACTATTCTTTCTGCCATTTTCTTTCTCCTAAAGATTATTAACTATGTATAAATATCATAGTAATTTCTCAAAATTCATTTACAAGCGTAATTATTTTACTGGAGTGAAAACGCCGGTTTCTGGATTTAAATTACCAGCACCATACTTTTCATTCAGTTGTTCACCTAAAGACTGCTGTTGCTTTTGAACTTCTGCATACTCAGTTTCTAAACGAAGTTTTTCGTTATCAATGTTTTCTGCCTGTTTTTCTAATTGCAAACGAGCTACTTCCAACTTACCAAACATACTTTCTATACTCGCATAGTTTGTTCTCAATTGTTGTAGTGAATCTATTTCTTCTTGTGTGAATTTGATTTCTGTTTTTTTGCTTTTTGCCATTATAACTCCTTAATTGATTTAATAATAAATATTGATTATTTTTTCAAACAATCACAATTTTTTTCAATATCTTTAACTTTTTTGTCTAATTCTTTTATACCTTCAATTAGTAATGGAACAAGTTTATCATACTTTACGGCTTTGTATCCATTTTCTCTTGTTGTTACAAGTTCTGGCATTATTGCTTCTACTTCTTGTGCCAATACACCTATATCTTTTCCTAAATATGTTTCTTGTTTATCGTTCCAAGTAAATTTATATCCACCTATTCTATTGATTTTGTCTATTGGTCTATGAATATATGTGATATTGTCTTTAAGTCTTTCGTCTGATGAGTGATATGCGATAACATCTTGTCTAAATTGTGCGTCTCCACCTGATGACATATCCAATGTAAGTGCAGTTATAGTTGAACCACCGTCTTGTCCTCTAAAAACTATGTCTTTGTTATTTACTTCTGATTTAATTATGAAGTCAGATGTATCTATTTTGAATCTACCAAATGCGGTTCCATTATCTTTTAAGAAAATATCTGTTCCGTCTGCGTCAAAGGTGATATCACCAGAAACATCAAGAGTGAAATCTCCTGTATGTGTGATACTTGGTAAAGCGGCTGAACTACCACTTACTATTACTTTTTTCCAACTTGGCATTTAATTTGTCTCCTTATGGTTGGTTACCTCTTCGGCCCACTTCCTTGATTGCCAGTCAAGGCCAATAAAGTTATTTACTTTCTTCCATTTCTTTGTATTTAACCTGTAATTTTTCAATTGCGGATACTGCCTCAACTAATTTTCTACCTGGTATCATACTTTCACTAAACAAAAACAATATAAATTCTATTTCAGATTGCGTTAGACTTACTGCTCTTTGTTCTAGCTTTTTGGTTTCTTCAATTTTATTTACTATACCCATTATAACCCTTTAATTTAATTTTATGAATAAATCCAAATACTTTCGTCACTATCATCAACTCTTATATTACCCTTTACTTTATATGTTGCTGAACCTGTATTAGCACTCAATACATATAATGAAGCGTATGCCTCTGGTGTAGATGTTGTTTCTGCTGAACCTAATTGTGTGTCGTGTTGTGTTCCCCATCTATCTGCTGAATCGTCCCAAATAAATGTGCTACCACTATATGCACTACCACTACCAATTACCATACCACCATCGCCTGTTGCTGTTGAACCACTATTTAGTAGTAAGAATCTATCTTGAACTAATAAGTTAGCAACATTTTGTTGAGTTGTATCACCATTGACTACAAAATTACCCTCAACCGTCAAATCACCTGACATCTTAACACCTTCACCACTATTTGTAGTGTTGATTTCTAAGATACCTGCTTTACCTGCTGCGTCAAATGATAGAGCTGATGCGTTATTATCAACTAAGTCAATATCTGTTGCCGCACCTAAACTTATATCTCCACCACCAACACTTAAATCACCTGCTACATCAACACCAGTAGCTGTTACACTTAGTGCTTCTGTATTGTTGATATGAACATTTACTTCATTTGAAGTATCAAATTTAATATATTCTTGGTCGGCTGCTGTTCCAATTTTTGTTAAACCAGAATTTATAAGAGATGTAATACTTGTTTGTGCTGCTGCTACATTAATTGCTAATGTTCCGTCACCTACTGATGCGTCTAAACCTGTTCCTGCAACATCT